TGCGAGCCTTAAGTGATGCGACTGAAATGAGTTTAGAATACGACGAATTGTCCTTTCAACAGTTAAATCTGTTAGAAGGTTACTTGGACAATAGAAAAGACATTAAGAAAAAACTTTAGTCTTCGTCAGTCTCTAACATAAAGTCAGCCCATTCATATGCGCTTCTACGAACTTCATTCATTTGAATCTGCCCCTTACTATTTGAGAGTATCCCTGACAGAGCTTGTCCTGCCAGATACCTTCGAGAAGTGAGGGGCTTCATTGATTTTGTAGTTCGCTTCTTTCGTGAATAGGTTTTAGCTTCTTCGGCTAATGCTATCTTATCCTTTTGACTCACGCTCTTTTACCTTCTTTAAGTTTTCAAAGTATGCTATGTTAAACCCATACTCCCATTCTTTATTGTCTTTACTTGTGCGAGAGTAAGGATTTACTAGGTTGCCCTTCTTAAAATCTAAGTTGCCTTTTTCAAAAGGTCTCATTGTTTCTCCTCTAGGCTTTCAATTAGTCGGTCAAGATACCAACGAGCTTTCTTTAAATCTTCTAAGCCATTCTTGTAAGGCCATCGCCAAAGATACTTAAAACAATTACACCAGCAGTAAGAGATAAAGGAGGGCAGTACCGCTTCGTTAGTCATAGCCTCCATTGCGTCTATACATTCGATACCAGAACTGTTGTAGTGGGAAGGACTATTTACATTGTCAACTTTTTTCATACAGATCTCACAGTCATCTTGTTCAGTTTCTATTTTACAGACAGAGCAATAATTCATTATACACCCACCTGCAACTTAATGCAAGTAGGTATGTTAAGTTTCTTACTCATGTTATGTCCACCATTTCACACACGTCACCGCTACATGCCATAGTCTGCATACCAGATGTGTTATCTTCAATCTCATACTCAGAGAGCTTAGACCAATCAATAGCAGTAGGCATAAGAGATAAAAGATTACGGTAGGCTGTAATGTCTACATCCTGATAAGGTGCTTGCTGATAGGTATGCTCATTGAAGGGCAGGAACGATACACCAGACATCTCATCAAAGTGCTTGTACACAAAGGCTCCTACTTCAAACCATTCGTCTGACTTAACGTTGATAGTGACGCTTGGCTTATGTTCGCACCAGTGACGTTGATACATTAGCCACATCTCTAGCTGCTCTAGTGCAGTCATATCAACGGTATGGATAGCATTGTCAGGTGATTTCATAGGAAAGCTAAACACCGTAGTAGCATCAGGCTTCATAACGTCAGGCTCACTAGGGATACCTTGATCAATCATAAACTGGGTGAGCGGGTCTTTATTATCTCCCCTGACAGTACGTACATAATAAGGGCTGTCAGGGGAGATAGTGCCACTTGGCTTAACACACGTGATAGCAGTAGAAGTAGGGATGCCAAGGCGTTCAGCAAACTCAGCGTTTGTAGATACTGCAACATCTTTCAGGTACTCCAATGTTTCCGATAGACCATCATTAGTCATCGTCATTAATGGGTTATCCATTATCCCCGTGAGAGACACACCAAGCAATCGCTCTGCGGCTGTGTTCGTGTTCCACACTTTGCGCAGATAGGGGAAGTGTGTGTAGGTTGATTGGATCGTCCCAAGTATAGTGGCACATCGGACTTTCCTTGCAATATCTTCAAGACCATCTGACGCACGGACAACAACCTCTGAGAGATTGCAGAATTGATTCGGGCGTAATATGATTTCCGAACAAGGGTTGGTTCCGAACTCGTAGCAAGACTCTCTACGGCCATTCTTTTCAGCTTGTTTAATTGATGCTTCTCTGTTGAAGACCCCACGTTCACCACTCCCACTTTCCATAAGGGCTGTCCACTCACGCATGAACGCAATACTGTCTGGTTTTTCTGTGTAAGACACAGAGTTGTTAGCTAAGGCACGATGAGGAGAACTCTCCCACCAGTTGCCTGATTTAGCATGGCGCATACGGTCATCACTTAGATTGGATAAGGAGATCATAGCACTGCGGCGTACACCACCTACTACAACTACTTCGCCAATCTTACACATCAAATCATGACACTCAATACTAGATAGCTTACGGTTAGAAGCTACTTTGAAAGTAGTAACTGCAAAGTTAAACAGATCAATTAAGGGCGCTGGGCCTGAAGCTCTGCCACCAAAAGTCTTTAGTCTTGCACCTGCGGGACGAACTCTACTAACATCCCACTTAGGGATTTCACCAGCCCAAAGGAGTGCCAACACTTGCCTGAGACCTTTAGCCCAGCCTTCCTTGCTATCCTTGATGACAACCGTAGTCTCGCTATCGAACAGGGTAGGAACATCAGGAAGTTTACTAATGAACTGACGCTCAACACTGAAACCAACCCCCGTACCGCAAAGCAGGACGAACATAGCCTCATCGAAAGACTTAGGGTCATCTACGGGTAGGTAGCTGCAATTATACATGCAAGTATTGTCACGCATACTAGCTTTACCTGCTGTCATCATTGACCTCATACTAGGCATAACCTGTAGGCTCAAGATGTGGTGGCGTATACTATCTACCTCACTTTGATTTTCTAAACCTGTTAATGCTCCATCTAAACTGTGTAAAACTATACCCTCTTCAACTTCTTTACCGCTGTATTCGGGTAATAGGGGTTTTACAATGTTGTCAATGTAACGCTCAACTGTTTCACTCCATGTTTCTCTACGGCCCTCCTTTTCAAGCCACCGTGCATACCGACTGGTTGCAATAAAGGTCTGATAGTCCGTAGGTAGGTAGTTACTTTTCATCGTTTATCTCCGCTTCCCTTTAGGGTTCCTCTGGCTTCACGTCCGTCTAGCTTGGACACATTTAATTGCATAACCTCATTGATGTTACTGTTGTATATATGAGATAGGGCTGTAACGTAAAAGAGAACGTCACCTAGTTCTTGTAAGATCTCTTCATCACTAAACCTAGTTTTATCTCTAATAAGTTTTTTAGTTTTCTCAGCAACCTCACCTGCTTCTCCTACAAGACCTAAAGTATTTTCTACTAAACGATCTTTACCTTTGGTGAGCATCTTTTTTTCTACAAAGATATCGTAGTAGTTGTAGTTCCAGTTATCTATTTCCTCTTTAGTTAGCATTTGCTTTTGCCTCCCCGTTTAAGGAATCCTTAAGACGTTTAAGTAAAATTTCTGCTACAACAGAGACACCATTAAGTTGACACTTTAAAGATTGGATTACATTTTGATTAGTTGAGAGTTGGGTTAATATTTGAAGTTGGTCTTCATTAAAGTCTTCTGTATCATACTCTATATCATCAAGTGTTACTTTAGTCATTTAACTGCACCTCACAGGTTAATATTTCTACATCATCTACATCATACATTATGTCGTAAATAAATCCTTGTATAACAACAGGGCTGGACAGATCGTCTACCTCTAAAAAGTTAGCTTTAGAGTCTACCTCTATTGTCATTGTTACTTCATAATTCATTGTCACAAGCCCTTAGTTATACTCAATTACATTAGATTGTCAACCGTAAATAGCTTTCAACCTAGACATTGACACAAACTCTGGGTCATAGCAACCCCCTTCAATGTTACGTTTAATGATAACACCTTTCCACCATTCATGATTTGCTTGCCCAGCCCAACTCTCTTCTGCTCCTTTGAAGCATCCAGCCACAAGACCAATGGCAGGGTTTGGGTGTGCATCATCCTTAAAAAACATACCTCGTTTGTGGCTGTGACCAACAGTAGTAGAGTGGTGACGTTTTTTTAGTAGGTTGTAGGCGTGGTGTTCTCCAGACATAGCTGTACCATAATTCCCACTACTGATATAATGAGCGTATGTAACTCCATCTTTATCAAAAGAGTCTGGGGCATTGTTTTGATATTCGTAGTATTCATCAAACCAATAGTCTGTCTGCAAGTGACTAAAACTAATACCGTAACGATCACCCTCAAGTCTGGGGTCTATACTTAGGGCACGTTTGATTCGGTATTCGTGATTACCCTCACAGCCAAAGTAAACAGGTTTACGTTTCTTCATCTCTTTGAACTTACGTCTAGTACGATCCTGTGCTTCATTGTAGTGGTCAATGTCACGCTCGTAACTCTGGGCGCACAGTGCTGCAGGAGTTTTAGTATCAAAGGTGTTGAGGGACTTTAGGTCTGCACCATCACCTAGGTCAACTACATAGTCAGGACGTATGTCGTAGATAAGACTCCCTAACCAATCAAATCGTTCATTAGAAACACTGGGGTCTACGTGTGAACACGTTAAAATTACTGCTGTTTTAGACATTGTACTCTCCTATATCGTTAGTCTCTAGTTGAAGGGGTTCTATGTTCTTATCGAAATACCTTTTCCATTCGTATGCGCTATCTAAAGACTCAAACCAAAAGTTCTGGTCAAAAACCTTACCATCATCTTCTGCTTTACATACTAAAAGAAACTTACATTCATCTGCAAGATCATCTCTATCTGGCAAATCTTCACAGTGTATTGGGCCTTCGATAATACCCCAAACTTTTAAAACATCAGTCACTTCCTCCACCTTTCCAATTCTTAAGTAACTCCATGTAGTGATCCATACCAACCATAACTACCCAAGGGTTTCTGTCTGATCTAAAGAAGACTACAGGCTCACCCTTACCATGTGCGCCAGCTTGTTCCAAGTAACCGTACACAGTTTTTAACGCATCTTTACGTCTCTTAACTTCAATAGCTAGGGGTATCTTTTTACGGGCTGCTGGACTAAGCTGTATGTCCTCACCAGTATCACCCATAGTTGTACTCTTTATATCGTCAGGCTCAAACTCAGGGAAAGTAGCTAGTAACTTATCCCTGACTTCTTGCTGACCATTTCTACCCTTAGCCTTAGCTGATCTTGTCTTTGACATTGGGGGCCTCCCATATCTGATCAACTTCTCTTCGTAACCAAAGCAGTCTAGCGTTCTCAATGACACGTTCTTCATCACCTTCGTATGCTTCAACGCAAGCGTCCCACAATTCCATCTCAGTAGTAAGTCCCTTAAGTATCTTGTTTGCTTTAACAGGGCCACACCTATGAAGCCCAGCTATGTTATCAGCCCTATCCCCAGTAAGTATCTGAGTGTAGAAGAACTTAAGTCCCGTGGCCTCCCCAACGACAGAGAAAAGCCTGTGGGATAGGTTGTAGTGGAAGCAAGGGATCTGAAGCATGTCTTTGTCAACACTAGCAACAACAGAACTCCTACCACACTTAGTGGCTTCTATTGCAATAAGATCATCAGCCTCTTCACCTCTACTTGTTATTGCACCATATTTATGAGACATATAATCGCGTATGAAAGATAGGTGCGCTGGTTTAGCAACATCTTTACGGTTGCCTTTGTAATCAAGGGTTTTTGCGTAGTCAAACCTAAAATTACCTTTGCCTGTTAGATAGACTTGAGTGGAGTGAGAAAGGTACTCGGTGTCTTCGTATACCCTGACCAATAACTCATCTACTTTTAACATAGCATCATTATGCGTACCTTCATTCGAGGAAAACCCCGCACGGTAGGCTATGATGTCCCCGTCGATCAGGATTTTCCCCTTGGGTTCCATTAGAAAGGAATCTCATCTTTTACAGCTACTACTGCTGGTGCGCTGGGCGGGGCAGGTGTATCAGAGTAAGATACAGACTTGTACACAGGCTTGGACGCAATACCCTCATGGGGGACATGATCCAGAACATCAATACGATCTAGGCGAGATCCCGGCCCCATTGCCGTATCATATACTACGATGTACACATCAGCAATAGTACCATTGCCCAACTCACCATCGTCAAACAGCCAAGGCTTATTGTTCTTTCCGTTGAACACCTCTGGTGCGCCACTGTTGAAGTCGTGACCAGTATCAAACTTACGCACGGCTTTAGTAAGCATACCACGCCCCTCTGGGTCAGATTTAAAACCACGGCCCCAGCCTACAGACTTAAGTAGGTTTACGTTGTCATCGTCCATAATAATATCCACAGTGCAAGCACCTTTAGTAGACTCATATGAACCCTCAGATTGAGGTGTCTTTTTAAAACCAGTAAGGTCACGGTTCTCTTCAAATACCTTAGCCCATTGAAGGACTGCTCTTACTTTTACTCCACGTTGTGCCATTTAGCATCTCCTATATTAGTGAATATCGGCATAGGTTGCGCCGTATTGTACATCTATACCTAAGTTTACATTTAGTTGCAAGTGTTTATTTAGATTAACCATAGCTTTTTTCAAGGTTTCTGTATGTTTTTCTTCCTCTCCTTTTTTAACAGCATTAATTGTTTCGTCATGGAATTGCCCCAATATGTTAGGTCTACTGCGTGTGTAGTTGAACACCCATAGGTCAAAGCAATAGGCTCCTGTACTCTGGTTGAGGGTAGAGAAAACATCCTTACGGAAGCGAAGTGTGTGCCAGAACTTACTAACGGGATTCTGTACCCACATCTGTTCGTTGATTGTCCTGACCTTTTGATCTTCAACAAACTCAGTGATACCCTTGTTGCGCTCCCAGTACGCCTTCAACAGTGAGGTGGCTTGGGTTACGCTCATCCCTGTCTCTCTTGATAACTTGGGTGGGCCTACACCATAGGTAGCAGAGTAGTTGACCACCTTGTAGTCTTTGCGTAGGGCCTTAAGGCTTCCTGTCCTGTTGTGGTCATCTATTTGTTCTTGCGTGACCGCACCATTAAATAGCGCCAAATCAAGGTGAGGGTCAAAACCATCTCTACTCATCTCCTCTACATAATCAGGGTCGTAGGGTTGCATGTAGTGTCGCTTGGTTGTGTCCTCAAGAGAGGTCATGTCTGCCCCACAGAGAACGTAGCCATCACTAGGTGCAATCAAACACCCACGAACTTCTTTACCCCAAGCCTTATCAACTCCCGGAAGGTTTACAAGTGGCTTGCTGTGTTTAAAGCGTAGTGTGTTAGTAAGACCAGCAATCTCTGCCTTTACATAACCATCAACCTCACACTCTAAGAAGGCAGAAAAGATAGCAAGCCTGTGGCTTAGGACGGTGTAACCATCAAGCACCCCAACAGAGTTACTATCGTCAATGAGTATCTGCACTGATGGTGTTAGTTCTCCATCTTTACGAACTTGTGGTATCTTTCTCTCTGATCCATCCTCCTCCTTTACATACTTGTGAGTGCAGGGTTCCCACCCAAGAGAGTACAGCCAGTCCTTAACCTGATCAGATGATTTAGGATTAGCAGGTTCAACACCCTTGATAACCTTCAGCTCACCCTCATAGCCCTTGGGCATACCATACTCTTCTAGCAGTGCGTCCCACTTCTCACCATACTTAGATCGTGTGCCATCCTCTTTGTTACACTTAGTGGGCTTGGTTGCCACTCTGTACAGCTTGTTCATAGGCATTACCCCAACAAGCTCTGCTGTCTTAACCTCTATCTGTGAGGTAAGCTCATCAACACACTTCTTTGCTAGATCTATGTTTAACTTCCAACCACTTTTTTCTGCTACTGATGCACAAGACATCTTAAACGACAGATACTTCAGAAATTTGTTCATCAGCTCTTTGTCTGTCTTGTATACCTGTTTGAACTTAGCAATCAAATCGTGCCACAGATGAAAGTTTATCTTTACGTCTTCCTCACAGCGGTGGGCGTACTCTTCTTGACTGAGACCTTCCCAATCTTCGATGGTAGGTTTAGGGATATCAAAGTCTTCACCAAAGCCAGCTAGACCGTGCTTAGACCTGCTCACATTGACCACCCATGACATAGGTAACGTGTCGTAAGCTACCCCCCTAAAGGTACACCCTAAGAGCTTTTCCAAAACAGGTATGTCATACCGAATAATATTGTGACCCACTATAATCGTGTGTTCTAGCAGTAAGGAACGCATCTCCTGATAGTCAAAGATAGTACGCACGTCTAGCTCACCAACCTTTGTGTAGGACAGGCAGTGGATCTTTGTGGGGTCTAGTCCATTAGTCTCTATGTCGAATATAATCATGTACCCTCCGAGAGTATCGTTGTCTCAGGGTCATAGTAGACAGACCCAGCAGCCCCCAGTTTAGCAAAGGGCCTATTCTTATCCACGATAAAGTTAGTGGTGTTCTGTAGTATCTCATCATCTGTATCTGTATCACGCTCAAGTTTAATACAGATGATAGCCTCTTCTTCTAGTGATGCAGCATACTTGGTACGCCCATCGTCATTGACCTGAGAGATAAAGATCACACCAATATTAAGCTCTTTGGCAAGCTGTGCTGCACGTGATCCCAGTGTGGTAAGTGTACTGGTGGCACCATCAACACCTGAGCTAGACAGGTAGGCAAGGCGTTGTACGTGGTCAATAAAGATGTATCCAGCCCCGTACACACTAGCTGCCAATCGTATGTACTCCAGTAGCTTCAAGGGATCATCATGTGACCTCATCTCAAACACAATGGTACGCTCACCCTTGGTTGCTTCCTTAGCTGCCTCTACTACCTTATCCTCAGAGATATTGTTCTCCGCTGCATCATCCTTAGTACGGACATTAACACCCAAGTGGTAGGTAGCCATAGAGCGATAAGTAGTACTCTTCATCTCCTCCATGTGTAGCATAGCTATACGCACGTCTGGCTCACGGAGTAATCCGGTCTCAAAGTACCTGATAACCTCAGTCTTACCAGTACCACGGGGTGCCTTGATGAACGTGATCCCACCCTTGACTAACCCCCTAGTCTTGTCATCAAGAGCAGTATGGCCCGTTGGTGTGTACTCGTATGGGTTCTCATCACGAATTGCAGCTTCTACCTCTTCATCAGAGCAGAAGAAGTTATCAGGAGAATAGCGTTGTGGTTTTAGTGCAGCCCACTTGAGGTCATCACTGTCACCCTTGGTGAGAAAGTCATTGGCGTCTTTGTGCTTGGACATGGGCACATACCAGAACTTCTCTGCCAGTGCCTCGTATAGTTTGTCAGCAGCACGTCTACCTGCATCGTCTAGCTCACCAGCATACACAACCTCTTTGAATGAGTTGAGGTAGGTGTAGTTAGCCTTGATAAACTTCTCACCAATGGATGCGCTGGGCAGTGCCTTGACAGGATACTTCTGGCCTAAGATTTGGTATAGGCTGGCTGCATCAAACTCACCCTCAGTAAGATAGATACGGGTAGCTGATCCAGCATTGAAGTCTGGGCCAAACAGATGGTTCATCCCCATCCCTCTGTCCTTCATCCATGACTTAGATTTGTCATTGTAGTCACGGTATTTGACAGTGTGTGGATACTTGTAAGCGTACCGCACTGGCACATTGCCATCACCTGTCTGTATTTGTATACCGTAAAGCTGGCACACACCCTCATCAATACCTCTGATGTTAGTGTAGGTAACACCTGTTACGGGTACTTGGGTAGGGGTAATCTCTACTAAGTCTTTCACGGGGTAGTCCTCCTTTGCCCAGTCGAATACTGGAACTTTCTTATTTGCGGGGTAACTGCCGCCACAAGAATGACAGTAACCATAACCACCATCATTCCAGCAAAAAGCATTTGATGATGCACATGCAGTAAACGGGCAGGCAAGGTGTGGATTATCTTTCGTCATGATCCTCTCCACTTATTAGATCGTCCATAAAATAGACAACCTCCCAAAATATAGCTATAATAGCTCCAAAAGGCCAGAACAAACAGTTAAAAAATATTGGCCCCTCCACACTATCAAAGATCTCTTCCAAGTCTTTAAACAGAAGTAGATGAAACAAGAAGCCCAAGGCATACAGTGTTCCACCACCATACGCAAGACCTAATTGAAACTCAGTCAGTACTATCAACGGCCCCTGCCTCCTTAGTTGAATCTATTCCTTTTTGTATGAGGTGTAGAAATCCTATACTAAAGATCTCACTAAAAACTTCTGGATCTAGGTCTAGTTGTAAGGTGGCACTGCCATCCTCATGCTCTTCTATAGAAGTTATTTTTATATCTTTCATATCGTCAAAGCCCTCCATGATATAGGAAATAAATTATTCATCTTGTCACTAATAGCATAAGCCACCTTCCTTGTCTCATACTGAGTGTCATCTTTGGTGCGTAGCTTGCACATATCAGCAAGGGCGTCAAGTGACCCAGACCAATACCACTCTGTCATGGTTGATTGTGGTAGTATCATACGTGCTTGCTCTTCACAAACCCCCTGACCCAACATCTTAAAGTAGTAGGAGAGGGCTGCTTCTTCAGTCTCACTGGCATATAGATCAGGGAAGTATTGAGACTTACCCCCCTCACCACTGCCTTGCTTCTTATCCTCTGACTTCTCACGCCACAGTGCTGGGCGATAAAATGTGGGGGTATCGCTCACATACCTACGACTGATCTCATTCCAGCGTAGGAACTTATGCTTGACCAACTGCCTAGCCACAAAGATAGGTGCTGCAACATGGAACGAAGCAAAGCAATGACCAAAGGGTGATGTGTGTTTGTGTCTAGCTAAATAATTAATTAGCTTCTTGTCAGGGTCATTGAGGATAGGTGTCATAGGTTGGCCCTCCACGCCTGACGTACCTAGTGCCTCACTCTTCTTGCCAAAGCTAACCCTTGCTGCATTAACAACACTCAAGTCAGTGCCCATGTGATCTACATATGTTGCCTCAATCATCTGTGGTTATCTCCCATGATTCTACCCAATGCTCCATCTCATACTTAAGGCCCATATAGTTTGCACGTGCCTCTGCCTTATCTCTGACGCCGTACACACCACCAACTCCAAGGTCATTCATCACTAGATAAACTCTTGATGGTTCTCTAGGTAACGTCCACTTAGTCATAGACCTGTACCTCTCCACAGATCAACCTGAGTTTGAAGTTTCTTTATCTCCTCAACCCTCTTTGTGTATTGTATGTTAAGGGCCTTGTATTGCATCTCCCAGTACTCAGCCTCACGTTTTGACTTGCCTATCTCCCTTAGTATCTCTTCTCTAGTTTGCATATCAAATCCTTATGATAAATCGTGTTGATAGTTTTGAGAAAGATCAATAACCCTAGAGGTCACATCCATAGAACTTCGCATGGGGAACCTGTCATCCTTGCCTTCAAACTCCATATCAGTGTGACCAAACTCAGGGTACATGTGTACAGCTTTCTTTACGCACTCAGCCAATGTCTCCCCCTTTATATATACCTGCTCCAAACCATACTCAGTTTCAAACCAACCATCTATAAAACAATTCATACTGCTGAACTCCTCTTACGTTTCTTCATCTGAACCTTATTGTGCAAACGTCTTAGTGTGCGTGGTGTCTTATCCCCAATAGGTCTTGACTTTGATACGTTATCCTTAAAGATATTTCTTTTTTTACCGTTGATTGCGTAGTTCACTTTTCTCTCCTTAAATCATTAAGTTTTAGTTCGTCTGGTAGCCCTGCCTCAACCTTAATCCTCTTGACTATGATTGAGACTTGAGCGTGGCTGTAGGGCACATACTTATTCATACCCTTATAAAATCTGGGGAACACAAGTTTCTGAAAGCCCCAATCCTCCTGTTGATCCATTAACATTATCTTGAGGTTTTCATCAAGTTTAATTGTGTCAGAGAAGATAGTCACCACCCCCTCATCTAAATCAACATCCTCCCACGTCAACCTGCGAAGGTAAATAGGTCTTACGTTTAACTTGTAGGAGAGAAGGGCTATCAACCCTACATCCCTCCATTTGAAGTTAGTAAAGGCTGTGTCACAAAAGGATACCACCTGATCGTCAGTCCAAGAGATACCCCTACGGCCAACAGTACTCTTAACAACACTAAGCATTGAGTTCTTATCTACTACCCCTATCTCAATGCAATAACTTAGAAGGAGAGATAGTATCCGGTAGTTTTCATTAGCGTGACTAGGACTAACATCTTTACACCAACCATTATAAAGTTTCTTGCAAACTCTGGGTGTCAGTCTTTTTATCGTCATAGTAGGGTTCTTTTTGCAGATCCCATTCAAACTATACCAGTATGTTCTTCGTGTGTTTTCACTCAAACTGTTATAGTGATTTGTGTTAAAGTACGTGGTAACTACATCTTTTAGTTTTGATGTTATCTTTATCATAATGTTCCTTTCATACTTAAAGTATACTCTAAGTTATTAACTCTACTACTTAGTAGTATTAAATACTATTAGTATACTTTAAGAGGATTATACACCTATATTCCCTATAGAGAAGGGTGTCAAGGGGGTAAGCCAATCTTTTTTATATCACCCTTTCGTATTCTAACAGTACCCACACACCACCTATGGGCAGGTTAAGGGTTTCTTTTTCTTCAAGAGAAAATAGTGATCTGGTATTGTCACACCACCCATCAGTATTTGACCAGAATAACTTATTGTTTTTGGTAGATTGAATATAATATTCCATTATATCACCCTCTCGTAACCATGCGCCCTGTTGATATCCCAATCAACCTCTCTGATCCTACGTTTAACAACCCAATGAATCTCACCAATCCTTGTGCCTCTCAAGCACTTAGGCAACTCAATGCCTGACCCTGACATCCTCCCTACATAGTAGTTGTCATTACCTTCGTTGATTATTTTGAATACCTTGTACTTATCACGCATTTGAACACACCTTGTTTACATAGTTATTGACTGATGGCGCACCAAGATTGATATCCTTAGCACCAATCTCGTCAATAAGAGTGTCAGCATCGTAGCCATACTGTCTGAGCAACTTAGCAACCGCACGGGTATTGAACAGGATCACATCCTCAATATCATCGACAGCAAAGCTACAGCCATCATCCTCATACTCAGTGGCCCTAGTGATCTGATCATTGCTACTGTCGCCATAGAATGCATCATGCTCCCATCCCCTGCCCCACCAAAGCTCCTCTATGATTGTCTTGTCACGCTTGAACACAAGAAGAGACCAATCAGCAGATATCAGTGAGGCACACAGTGCGTTGGCATACCGTAGGTCTTGTGTCTCGTTAGAGCTGTGCTGATTGTAGTATCCGACACTGATGTTAGTACACTCAGACACAACATTGATGTACTCGTTACTGTCAGTGTAAGACCCACCATCATCAGGCTGTAGCTGTGGCATACCTACGGCAAGGGCGAAGCTATCAGCAAAGGCTTCTGAGGCTGTACGTCTGCCTGACTGATGGGTAATAATAGACTTGTCACCAAACCTGTCGAAGGAGATAACTGCATCGAGAGACTCCAGCCAGAACGGGTTGTCTTTGACTAGGGCTGAACTACCCTTGCAACCTATCTCTTCTGAGTCATGCACCACATATGTACCAACAACACCTGCCTCGATCATATTGAGCATAAGCCATATGCCAGTGGTACAGTCAGCACCTAGGCACGATGATACAGTCTTGTCTGCTACTGATACAACGTCATCAATAACCAACACATTCTGCATACCGCCAACCTTGTGAACTGTATCGTGGTGTGCTGTGAAGCAGATGTTGGGGTACTTGCCGTCATCACCAAACACAATGTGAGTATAGTTGCCATGTCTGTCAGGCAGACCAAAGATAGGTTCCAAGAACCTCTCACAGAATAACTCTTGCGTCTCACAATACTGAGGCCGCATGTAACGTAACATCTCTACTAGGCTGAACATCATACTTCTCCTTCTTCTTCTTTATCATTAACCCAACGATACACATTGGGGGTAGTCAGTTTATAGTCAGTGTCATCCTCAACCTCCTCTCGACTCTGAGTTGAATCATTACCATCAACATCAAACACAGTAACCATCATGCTGTTAGGATACCATTCCCCATCATTATCAGACATAAAGTAGCCTGCCTCTAGGTCAGGTGTGGAGATGAAGTCAAACTCAACCTCACAGAAAGTAGCATCATCCTCCCTCCAATAGCGACCGTCAGTACACATAGTGGCATATTCATCAAGGTTATGATCCGCTACCCATTCATCGTTGCGGCCCCACCTACCACTGAAACTCACGTTTGTCATATAGTCTGTGTGATAATAACATTGATCAGAGACACACTCAGAGTGACAGTCATTGAAGCAAGATTCACAGTACCTACTATCGTTAGAGTCTGAGAAGTAGCTCTCATCCTCATGCATAC